CTTTGGTCAAGGATTGTTTGGTGTACAAAAAATGGCCGTAGAAACATCATTTAGTCTTGAAACATTTGCTGGAGCATTATCAGATGGATCTAATAATCTAGCGGCATTGTTTGGGGGAGCAACTGAAGGTGCAAGAATGTTCACAAAATTAAGTAAAGAGATGGTACCAAACATTAAAGGTTTAAACGCACTTGGTGTTAGTAATGAACAGGTAGCAGAATTTACTAATGATTATCTAGAACTACAAAAGATGAGAGGTGGAGTTGAAGGCAGAAATGCAAAACAATTAGCCGCAGGTACAAACGATTACATCATGCAGTTGGACAGGCTTTCAAAAATTACAGGTATGTCAAGAAAGCAGGCCGCTGAAGCATTGAGAGAACAAATGAATGACAAAAGAGTTCAGGCGTTGTTGGCGGCAGTTGATCCTATGGTCAAGGAAAATCTTGAAAACACTTTTGTTGCACTAGGAAACGTAGGACCAGCATTCAAAGATGGAATTACTGAGTTGGTAGCAACTGGTGGTGTACCGATGAGTGAGATGGGTGAAAGTATTGCGGCCATGATGCCGGAGGTTGTTCAAGCATCTAAAGACTTGGCATCTGGTGCTATAACCCAAGATCAATTTACAACAATCTTGCAAGACAGTCAGAAAAAAGCACAGGAAAGATTAGCGGCAGAAGGTCAAAACATTGCCACACAAAAAACAATGGGTGTTACACTATTTGATTCAATCTTGGATTTAGCAAAGGCAGGAAAAATTGCAGGCCAGGATGCAGAAGCAAGAAAACAACAACTTGAAGCACAAAAAAATATTCAGAATGCGTTGCTTAACTTTGAACAAGCAATACAAGACGTTAGAAATAAAATCTTCAAGTCATTACTTGACAGTAAAATATTTGATAAGTTTGCGGACGTTATGGGTAAACTATCGGAAAAATTCACTGCATTCATGAACACCAAAGGCATTGCCATGATTGAGAAACAAGTTGATAAGTTTTCAAAATTCCTAAATACATTTATTGACGACCTTGGCAAACTAGACTTTAAACAACTAGTAGACAAATACATATTTGCTCCAATTAAAAAATTATTGTTTGGTACAGCAGGAACACCAGACGAGAAAGATAGTAGAGGAAACGTTACAAAAGAAGGCACTGAAGGTACAAAAGGTATATTATCACCAATAGTTGATGCGTTCAAGAATATAGGCAAATATCTTGTTGTAGGTGGAGTAGGACTTGCATTAGTGTTAGGCGGAATAGGATTAGCCCTAACGGCATTGGCAGGACCAGCCGCGGCGGCGTCACCAGGACTATTAGCAATTGGTGCCGCGTTTGCAGGAATAGGTGTTGCGGCAGGTGGTATATCTATGCTTATAGATTCCATCACAACTGCATCAAGCAACCTAGCTGACGGAGCCAAGAAGTTTGAAGAACTTGATGATCAAAAACTTAAACTTGTAGGCGGCGGACTTGGAGAACTTACAGGCCCAATCATGGATCTTGCCAAAGGTGGTATTGTTGCAAACTTTGTTGGTTCTGGTGCTTTTGAAAATCTTGCAAATGGTATTAGAGAATTTGAAAGTGTTGATCCAACCAAATTACACGCAGTTGGACCTGCATTGACAAGTTTACACAAAGGAATGAGTGCGTTCACAGGCGACGGTGTGCTTGACAGTATCAGTAAAGCATTAGGAAGTTTATTTGGAGGCAGTTCGGGTAGCATATCAGATCTTGCAGAAGATGTAAAAGAATTTGCTGACGTTGATGCACAAGGATTAAAAGCAATTGGTGAAGGTTTGCAAGGTATTGCAAACTTTATAGAGAAAATGGATGGAGCCAATTTACGAAACGTGTCCAAGTCACTTACAGAACTTACAAAACAATTAGGTGAGTACCAAGAACAGTACAGTAAAATGGATTCAGAAACCAAAGCAAACTTGACAAGTAACTTTACTGCTTTTGGTGAAGGCCAGAAGGGTGCCGCAGATAAGCTAGATCAGTTAAATAATAGTGTACAAATGATGTTAGCAGAATTGAGAAAGATAGCAAGTACGTCAAGAGATACTGCTGACAATTTGACATAGGAAAATAAATGAGTTGGAAAAGATATTTCAATCCGGTAAAAACAGAAGAAGGTGGATCTGGCAATTACAGTCCTTTAGGAGGCACTGGCAGTTCAGGTATGGGTCCAGCCCAAGCAAACTATTCTTCTTATCTACCAGATGTATATGTAGGTAGTCCTAATCGTGTTGAACGTTATGGTCAATACAACACAATGGACTTAGACTCAGAAGTTAATGCCGCACTTGATATTTTAGCAGAATTTACAACACAAAAAAATAAAGGCAACAACACGCCTTTTATAATTGACTTCAAACAAAAAGCAACAAATTCAGAAGTACAGACACTGAAACTATACTTACAACAATGGTGCAAGATACAAAACTTTGAAACTAAGATGTTTCGTATCATGCGTAACATTTTCAAATATGGCGATGCTTTCTTTATTAGAGATCCAGAAACTAAAAGATGGTTTTACATTGACCCAGTAAACGTATCACGTATCATTGTAAACGAATCACAAGGCAAAAAGCCTGAGCAATACATCATTAGAAACATGAACTTGAATTTCAAAGATGCTGTTGCAACTACTCCACATCAAACAACAGGTAACGTTACAGGAGGCGGTAGTGGTTATATGCAAGGTGGTGTTCGTGGCTATGTTGGTGCACCTAATCAAGGAATGCAAGGTGGAAGATTTCAAAAAGATGTGCAAGAGATTGCCGTTGATGCTGAGAATGTTGTACATCTAAGTTTATCAGAAGGATTAGACAACAACTTTCCTTTTGGAAACAGTTTATTAGAATCAATATTTAAAGTATACAAACAAAAAGAATTACTTGAAGATGCAATTATAATTTATCGTGTACAGAGAGCTCCGGAACGTAGAGTATTTTATGTTGACGTGGGTAATATGCCATCACACTTGGCTATGCAATTTGTAGAACGTGTGAAAACAGATATACATCAAAGACGTATACCTAGTGCAACAGGTGGTGGACAAAATGTTATTGATAGTGCATACAATCCATTATCAATCAATGAAGATTACTTCTTTCCGCAAACAGCAGAAGGAAGAGGATCAAAGGTTGAAACACTACCAGGTGGTACAAACTTAGGTGAGATTGATGACTTGAAATACTTTACTAATAAACTTGTTAGAGGTTTACGTATTCCAAGTTCTTACTTGCCAACAGGACCAGATGATGGTGCAACACAGTTTCAAGATGGTAGAGTAGGAACTGCATACATTCAAGAATTAAGATTCAATACATACTGTGAAAGACTACAAAATTTAGTAGTTGAAGAAGTAAATCAAGAATTTAAACGTTACATGATTGAAAAAGGTATCAACATTGATACTGCTATGTTTGATATAAGATTCCAAACACCACAAAACTTTGCCGCTTACAGACAAAGCGAAATTGATAATGCAAGAGTACCAACTTACACACAAATGAGTGCAATACCTTACATATCAAATAGATTTGCACTTAAACGTTTCTTAGGTTTGACTGAAGAAGAACTTGCTGATAACGAAAGACTATGGCGTGAAGAAAATGATGAGAATATCACTCCACCACCAACAGACGCCGCAGGTGAATTACGAGGCGGAGGAGTTAGTGCCGCAGGTATTGGGGCAGACTTAGGTGGAGCAGGAGCAGGTGAAGATACTGCGACAGGTGATGAACCAGCACCAGTAGATGGCGGATCGGCAACACCACCAGACACAGCAACAGGCGGAGGAGCACCTGGAGGCGGAGCAACACCACCAGCAGGAGTATAAATAGTATTATGCAATTACGTGAACTATTTTATTTTGATAAAGAAACACTTGAGCCAGGTGAACAGAAGGGGTATGATCCTTCCTATGACCAGTCCATTATGACAAAAGACGATACACGTAAAACAAGATTAACACTACGCCAAATCAATAAAATTCGTAAAGCATCAGAGCTACATAAAGAAGAGCAGGAGAAAGAATTGCACTTTGTTCGTCAAATGTACGGACTAGCGGCTAACGCCGAACCGGCATAAACGCTTTACGGAGAATCTAAATGACCACAGCCTTTGTAGTAGGTAATGGCAAATCAAGACAACACTTAGACCTAAACAAACTTAGACCACATGGCAAGATATATGCCTGCAACGCAGTCTATAGAACGTTTGAACCAGACTACCTTGTTGCAGTTGACACCAAGATGGTAAGTGAGATTGATAGACATAAGTGGCAACATACTCATGAAGTATGGACTAATCCAAACAAAGTATTTGATAAAATGCACAAACTTAACTTTTTTGAGGAATCGTTGGGTTGGAGCAGTGGACCTACTGCATTGTGGTTGGCCACATATGGCAAAGGACATGACAATGACCCAAT